AAAATCGGTAAAAAAATAGCGAAACCGTTAGGGCAATCATTTAAGGCCGAACTAATGTCAGACGTAGCGGAAGCCTTGCGAGCAGTCGAAGCGGCAGGGGCGGCAGGAAGGGCCGAAGCCGTAGCCCAGGCAGAACGCCGACAAGTTAACCTTACGAACGCCGCCGTAGCCCAGGCATTACAGAATCTTGTTAGATCCGCTGACGCTCGTAACGGGGCCCCAGTAAGTCCGGTGAACAGGTGATTACCCTTATAAGCCTGAACGGTACCCCGCTAGACCTATCTACGGTTGAGTATGAAGTACAGATCCAACACGGAAGAAGTGACGTCACGGCGGCCCCCCAGCCCTCAAATAGTCAAATAATTATTAGGGGCCCGGTCGGTGTCCAAGTAGAGATCTCGGACACGGTAGAAATCAAAGCCTACGGCTTCCACAGGTTCACAGGGCAAGTGACAGATATAACGCTGACCCATTTATCTAGTGTGCCACCTGTAGCCGTGTCCACCATAACGTCTATAGGTGAGTTATCGCGGGTCGGATTTACCGAAGTCGGAGCGTCCGGGTGGAGTGAGGAAACCGTATCTACTCGGGTAGATGATGTCCTAACTACCGTAGGCTTACCCTATCTAAATGGGGCCGACACAGTAACCGTCCTACACCAAATATCGAGCGGCAATGCTGAACCTACGGACGCCCTAAGCTACCTCGCGTATTTAGCCGAAACTACGGGCGCTACCTATTATGATGACCCTTTTGGGCGGATAGTGTTCGAGTCTTACGGCATGCGCGGAGCAACGTCATTTGGTGGCGCTTGGGCTAACGTGGTAGGAACCTATGCCGATAACACGGTCACTTGGGGCAGTTTCCCTGTCAATCAAATACCCACAAATATTCCGGGAACCGACATTATATTTACCCCTAACTGGACTAGGACTAGGCAAACAGTCCTAAACTCCGTAACCGTCCTAGGCCATAACGATAGCCATGAAACTACCCAAACAGACGCCGGATCGATCGCCACCTATGGGCTACGAGAATACCGACTAAACACAGACATTAAAAGCGCTGGGGACGTCAGCGACCGGGCCGAAGCAATCATAACCGCCCAGGCAATACCCTTCTGGAATCTGGGCAGTATCTCCATACTTGTGCACAATCTTGGGACAATAGACCGTGACCTAGTCCTAGAGCTTGTAAGTGGTATGGGAGTAACGCTGGAAAACCTGCCTCAACCGGCCCCCGAAACGTACTATTACGGCATAGTTGAAGGGTGGGGAGAGGTTTACACCCCAGAGCAACATATCCTTACCCTGTCACTATCCGACCCCCGATATTCCCTAGCCACAATACCCTGGAACGCGGTAGACGGGGCGCTAGAATGGGGCAATGTCCCGGCAGCCTTGAAATGGTTCGAAACAATAACTAGCCGAGATTTAGCGGCATAAGGAGAAATTATGGCACTTACACCCGAAGGAACGCCCTATGTCGAGTCCACCGACCTTGTAGCGAATTACCCGGCGGCTTCCCTATCGCTAGCAAACCGAGTAGACCTAGTAGGGGTGCTCCCGTTCGCAGACTCAGCGGCTAGAACTACAGCTATACCTAGCCCTTCGGACGGGCAATACTCCTATCTACAAGACACTAACTTAACAGAGTTTTGGAACGGCTCGGCATGGGTGGGTGCTGGGACACTTCCTGGACTCACTTTAATTACTCCGACTTCTATTGCTAACTCTGGCGGAACCGCAACCGCGACAGGTGGAACCGTTACTTTTACGACAGTTACGAGCGTATCCGTTAATGGAGTTTTTTCCGCCTCGTACGATAATTACTATATTCTCGTTACCCGAACCGCTGGAAGCAGCAGCTCCATGCGAATGAGAGCCGCCGGAACAGATAACAGCGCGACTCAATACGAGTTTTACGGATATTACGGCGGAGCCGCACAAGGTAACGACAATATATCCGCAAACACTTCTTGGAATATTGCAAGTGGGTCAGGGGTAGCCATGTTATCGCTAATCTTAGCTAATCCATTTGCAGCTTCTATTAGTTTTGGTGTAGCACAACTCCACTCAGTAAATATAGGTCAAGCCGCCGCAGTAGTGCATGATGTTGCTTCATCATTTGACGGTTTTTCAATAAATGGAACATCACAAACTGGCACTATTCGAGTCTTTGGCTACAAACAAACCTAGGAGCAATCATGGCTGATGTTATAGAAACCGATTACACAACCGACCCGCCAACAATTACGGAGCGGGACTACACCGAGGCGGAAGCCGCACAGGTAGCGGCAGATAAAGCCGCCGCTATTCAAGCGGAAAAGGATCGGGTAAAAAAAGAAGCCGCAGAAAAAGCCGCGAGAGAAGCCGCTATCGAGCACGCTAAAAGCTTGGGATTTACAGACGCCATGATAGCCGTAATGTACCCGAACCTAGGAGCCTGATCGTGGACGAAATACAGACCACAGAAGCCGACTTCGATACTATGGAAGCGGAAGCCCCTAAGCCTAAGAAAGCCGCTAAAAAGGCCGCTAAAACTACGGCTAGCAGCACAGAGCAAGCTAGGGACAGGGTAAAAGCGAAACTATTAGCCGCCAACCGGCCTAATAAAGACGATATGCTTAGCCGTCTGGCCCATGACGATTAACAGCCCAGCCGACCTAATCCCGCTTATAGCGATTATTACGGCAGTATTCGGGTTACTTGTCTGGATCATTCGCGCCCAAATATCGTTAAGTAGGCAATTTGAGCCTAACGGTGGCGCAAGCATTAAAGACTCTTTAGTACGCATAGAGCACGACCAGCGCTATTTACGCGACCGCCTAGACACACACATAGACCAACACGATCGGGGCAAATAATGAGAAAATTCGAGGAATGGCTAGCCGCAACCGCTACCGGATCATTCGTGAAAATCGCGTCAGGAGCCGCCCTAGGAGCTCTCCTATCATGGCTCACTACCGCAGATATTCACCCGCTTATTGTGGCTATTGGGGCCGCTGTTATACCTATAGCGATAAACACAGTAAACCCCCAAGACCCACGATATGGAACAGTCGATTGGGACGATTTAGATGGCTAAACTGTGCGCCGGTGGGGTTAGGCTTAGGGATCAAATAGACCGCCGTTGGCCTAAACGTGATCGCCGTACAGACGGCTGGATAGGTGACGCAGACCATCAGGCAAGGATTAGCGACCATGTACCCGATAAAGAGGGCATAGTCTACGCGATCGACATAGACGAAAATATGGGTCAAGGCCCGGCCCGTAACGGTCGCACAGCAAAGAAGCTAGCCGATCAAATAATCGAGTACGCCATGTCGGATTTACCCGGTCATAATCGGATTAAGTACGTTATTTACGAAAATCAAATAGCGTCAGGATCGCACTCGGGAGCGTGGTGGAAGTGGCGTGGTCAAGGCTACGGACACACACAGCACATACACATATCTTTTACTCAGGCCGCTAAACGTGACTCCACTATCTATCCCCTACCAATTTTGACAAATAACCCAGCCAAGAAAATAGCCTGGAGTCGCGCACTCAAAACCGCTAGAAAGTAGTAACATAAATCCCGGAAGGGGTAAAAATGAGTGAATACATTCGACCGGCAGAAGCCGCTAAAATGCTTGGAGTCAGCCGAGACACAGTACGCCGTTACGCAGATAACGGAGACATAACCGCCATAAAAACACCGGGCGGACAGCGGAGAATCGACCGGGAATCGGTCGAAGTTATCCGTACTCGAATATCGTCTACCGTTACGGTAATCAGAGAGTGTTAGCCGCGATCGTGCTTACCGCTGCGATCACGCTAAACCCTGCCACAGATCCCACAAATACCGAAGGCTGGCAGGCCTCTGCGTATACTGGCAAATGGTATGCCCAAAAATGGGCACCAATACGGAAATGCATTATGGAAAGGGAATCGAGCCATAACTATAAAGCTCGAAACCCTAGCAGTAGCGCTATGGGCGCGTATCAGTTCCTCGATAGTCAATGGCGGGTCAGC